ACCTTATCGACATTGAAGACTATAAAAAGGACTATCAAATATATGTATCTGCACTGAACCAGATACCAGAACCAGCGCAGGAAGCACCGCCAGACTTTGCAGCTGTGCGCAGGCTTCTTGATAATAGCTTTAGAACCATTTACGATACTTTGACCCGTGAAGAAAAACGCACGCTTTGGCGTTCGGTCATTAAAGAAATAAGAATTGACAATGACCAGAATATCACGGGTGTTGTTTTTGGGTAGTGTTGTACTAATTGAACACTACCCGTGGGCTGTGTTAAGTTAGTACAACGTATAAGAAAACCCCAGCAAGCCTGCTGCCTGCCGGGGTTTTCTCTTACTCTCCCATTGTGTCTGGCACATCTTCTGGGGTCACTTTTCTTTCTCTTGCAATCAACTTCAATGGCAAGAATGGGCAATGTCTGTATGTTTCGTACTTGTCGCCCTCTTTGCACATAAAGCAATTTGACTTTGTGCAGTTTTTGTTTGCGAACTCTGCCGCCGCTTCCTTGTTTATCATTTTATCACCCTGCATTTTGATTTTTCGTGGGTCAACTGTGTATCTGGTGCCGTTGTATTCTACTGTTAAAAAGTCGCCGTATAGGTTTTGCAGTTTTCCAGTTATTTTTACTTTTGCACCTGCTGGGATTGGTTGCTTGTGCTGCGCAATAGCCGTTTTCCAGTCTTCGTCCGTTATCTCTACTTTCGCAATCCCGGTGTCTGGCGCTTATGGGCGCTTTTCTTCTTCAATGCAATTATAATAGTCTACCGCTTCAAGCCAGCTTTCAAAGTCTGCGTTTTTCTGTCCTGCTTCCTTTACTCTGTAAAATGCTTCTGGTCTTCCCTCTGCTCTCACTCTCACAACTGCAACCAGTTCTTTTGCTGTCCCGTTTCCGCTTTCGCAAGCCAGCATTGCTTCTGTTTCGTGACCGTCCCAGCTGAACGGGTCTGAAATTCTCTGTTCTGTGTTCTTTTCCTCATGCTCCATCATGTCTGATATTTTCCATTCCATGTGTTGCACCTCCGTATTGAATTTATATTGACCTTGCCACATTTTCTTGTTATTATCTATACAAACAGTTTGGGGCTTTGGTGGCAAGCCCGCCGCCCCTCTGTTTTGTCCCTGTCAGCTATTCGGCTGACTTTTCTTTTTTCTGGTCTTCTGTAAGTTCCTTGACCTTTGCTTTTGCTTCTTCAAGGTCTTTGCAACCATCTAAAATCATGCTGACCATTTTTAAGATTTTATCAAACTGTTTATCTGTCATATCTTCCATGTTTTTCTCCTTTCCCTTGCCTATTCATTAAGGTTTTGTGACTTCCTTAACTATCTTTATTATATACTTACGGAAGTATATTGTCAATAGGTTTTTTAGTTATTTTCAGAATTATTTTGCACTGCTCTCATATAATCTGCCAGCGTATATTCCTTGCTGCTTATAAAATACCTGTTTGCCCCGTACCCTTGTACTTCTTCCAGTGTCAGTGCTTTTTCCCCTTTATATATAAAGTTGTATATATTAGCAATCCCGTTTTTCGTCTGTCTATCGTTCATTACTTCAAGCCAGCCGTCTTCCTGCTTTGGCGTGTCGTTCCCAACTATCATGTACCAGCAGTTTTCAATCACCTTGTTTCTGGTTTCCAGATAATTTTCTTCTATCCTCTCCACTGGCTCTATAATCATTCTTTCTGCCACGTCAATTCCTCCCCGGTGTCCCGCTGGTACTTCTCTTTTACTGCTTCCACAACATAGTTATTCTGTGAGGAATAGCCCTGCTGCTTTGCAATCTCTTTTATGCGTGCTTTCATTCCTTTTGGCACTGCAAGTTCCATGCGGTCATAATTGCTGTCACGGTATTTATTTTTTGCTGCCGTGGCTGCTGGTCCTCTGGGTATGGTCTTCTTTTCTGTTGTATCTGGCATTTTCTGCACCTCCTATGGTTTTTAATCAGTATATCACACTTTGTTTTCTTACGGAAGTATACATTTTATACAATCTTACGGAAGTATATTTGTGTATTTTGCCGATTGCTTTTATACTTCCGTAAGTATATAATAAAGACAGTTAAGGAAGCAACAACAATATTTCAAATATACGGAGGTATAAACCATGAACGCATTATCAATCAATATTCCAGCAAACTTCATTTTCTCTTGTGAGAACACACTTGCAAGATACGCAGCCGCTACCAGTGAGGGCGTAAAGCGTGCCATACTTGACCGTCAGACCTTGCAGGGTATCAAGTGGGCAATCGACTTTTGCAAGTCCCTTGACACTGACTATATGACAGAAGCCCAGCTGTCACACGCAATCCGCTTGACCATGTTTCGTGGTCAGTCTTGCCCGGTCTTCCGTGGCTAATATATCTGGGGGCGGCACTGCTGCCCCACATTATCAAAATTATGGAGGTCATGCACTATGAATATTATTAAGGCAGAACAAATCAAAATTGGAACACAGCTTGCAGAAGCAGACGGCTTCTTGTGGGACGTTGTGGAAATCATAAAGGAAACACCAAAGACAATCACCGTTCGTCTTTGCAGCGACTTTTCCAGCTTCCAGCAGCACTGGACCGTCAAGCCAGACGGCACACCGGGCGGCGTCCATAAGACTTTCCGCAAGTCTTCCCGCTTGTATGGTGTAGCTTAATTCCTGCCCCGGCATTTGCTTGGGCTTTTCTTTTATCTTACGGAAGTATACATATTATACAAACTTACGGAAGTATATTTGTTTATTTTGCCCATTGCTTTTATACTTCCGTAAGTATATAATAAAGACAGTTAAAGAAGTACAGAACACGGAGGGCAAAGCAATGACAATTAAACTTCAAGGAATATACAATCAGCAGGCAGCAAAGGCAGTCAAGGAATTAAAGACCGGGGACGTTATCGTTTGGAACTATGGATATACAAGCACGGTTGTTGACCTTATCCCAAGCAAGACCGGAAAGACAATCACTTGTATGTTGAAAAGCAATCAAGATGGTGTTATTCGTGAAAGAAAGATGGGTGCAGAAAGACTGGTTGCTATTGCATAGCAGCCAGCCAGAAAGAAAGGTGATAATATATGGGAAAATCTTATAATAGACGTTTCAGAAAGAACGGGCTTTCGTTCATTGTGCAGGACACGCACCCGGCAGACCGGAAAAGTGATACTGATAAATACTATTTGACAGTAAACAAAGACGGCATATACAAGATTGTGTATGACAATATTACATGGGAAATACCAAAGTTTCCAACTATACACGCAGCCCAGTTCTGGGCGCTTACCAGTTCTGATTTTATCGGCACAATGTAGGGGGTGTGAATATGTCTGATATAATTACTTGTAGCAAGTGCAATGGTTCCGGTAAATTCATTTACAAATCCGGCATGACTGGTCCTTGCTACCAGTGCAACGGCAAAGGTTCTGTGAAGCGCATTGCTCACAAATCCTTTGCAATATCCATTATGAACAATGATGGTGTCCGCATTGACTGGCTGCACATAAGCGCCAGAAGCCAAAATGAAGCCGTCAGAAAAGCCCGTGCGACTGCTGCCCGTGGCTGCTATAAAGACCAGCTGGACACAATCACTGCAACTGAAAGCGGGATTGAGTACACATATAAAACAATATAACGCCGTATTTGCCCCGTAAACGCAAAAAGACCGCAGGTGGTGTATTTTCCACTTGCGGTCTTTCTCTCTTATTCTGGCTTATTCAACAAAGCGTCAGCGGTATTATTTGAGGTCTGCCAGTGTGTTTCCCTCTTCATCAACAATCTTTGTGACTTCTGCCGCCATTTTCTCTGCTTCTTCCTTTGTTACGCTCCCGGTAATGTTCCCGGCTGCGTCGTAAAGGTTCACTGTGCCGTCTGCGTTGGTTTCCGTGGCGCCCTCCGGCACATTGTCTGTGGCAATAGCCACTTTTTCTGTGGTTGTCACTGGTGCCGTGGTGTTAATCACTACTGTTGCAGCTGGTGTGGCTGTGAGTGCTTCCAGCGGTTCTGCGGTGTTGCTTTCTTTCTCTCCGGCTTTCATGGCATTGTATGCCGTCTGTGCAATGGCTTTCAGCTGGTCTTCTGTGACATTCAGCCCGGCTTCATCAGCAATCTTCTTCAACTGCTCCACAACTGCTGCCATCTTCTCTTCTCCGGTCTTGTCCTTTTTGAACTCTTTTGCCCATTCCACAAACTTTGCTGCCCACTCTGACAGTTCACCCAGCTTGTCTGTGACTGTCTTCGGAATGTTTGGGAAAACGTACTTGCCAAGCAGGAACGCCCCCAGTGTTACGGTAAAATATACAGCTGCATAAATAACTTCATTCATGTTCTTTTCCTCCTGTTGATTATGCAGGCAGCTTCAATGTCTGCCCAGCGTAAATGGTGTTGCTTGAAAGACCATTCATGGTCTTAATTTCATTGTATCTGGAACCGTCGCCCAGCTGCTTTGCAGCGATAGCCCAAAGGCTGTCACCATCTTTCACGGTGTATGTACGCACGCCACTTCCCGGAATTTTGATTTTCTGCCCAATGCTAATGACGTTAGGGTTTGCAATGCCGTTGTAGCTTGCTAATTTCTGGTATGTGGTGCCATGCTTTGCAGCAATGTCAGAAAGTGTGTCGCCCCTCTGTACTGTGTATACCTCTTCACCGCTTGCAGGCTGCGCAGGTGTCGCAGGCTTTGCAGTGGTTGCTGGCTTCTCTGGTGCTGCTGGCGTGTCTGACTTTTTATCAGATACCCCAAGCGTCTTCAATATACCTTTTGCATAAGCAATGCCAAACGCTTTCTGCTCTGCTGCTGTATCTGCCTGCGCTGCGTCTGCTGCATTGTCTACAAACACACCCTCGCAAATAATTGATGGTGCATTGATACAACGAATGAAGCCAAAATAATCACTTCCAGAACTGTTCAGCTTTGTTTTCAGCCCTCTACTGTTCTGTCCGATAGCTTTTACCTCTGTTTCAATGTTTGTAGCAAGCGTCTTTGAAGTGCCACCTTTATAGTGGTAGTACGCTTCAAATCCGTCGCCACCTCCTGCGTTGTTGTGAATGTCAACTGCTACATCTGGGTTGTATGCGTTGCATTCGTTGATTTCCTCTGTTAGTGGGTCGTTTTCATCTTTTGTGCGGCTCATTTTTACGTCTACGCCGTTTGCCTGCAAATAGTCACGGCACGCCAACGCCATTGCCAAATTCACATCAGCTTCTTTGATGTAGCCTACTGCTCCGGGGTCGTTTCCCCCGTGTCCTACTCCTAAAAATACTTTCTTTGTCATGTTCTTGTTACCTCCTGCATTGAATTTATCAAAATAAGCCTGCCCGTACTCGGCACGCTTCTTTTGTACGCTTTCGCTTTGGTCTGCTGGTCGCTCAAATTTCATCAGAACTATATTTGAAGCAGCCAGCACGCTTGAAGCCTTTTTCACTTCTGACAGTACGCCTGAATAGTTTCCCATCAGTTCTTTCATAAGGAAACACAGCTGCATTTCAAGGTCGCCAATAGACTTCCCGGCTGCCTTTGCATATTCCAGCAATGCTGCTTTTCTGGTGTGATATGTCCACTGTGCCAGCCCGTAGCCTGCGGCGTCCCTTGCAAAGTTTTTATAGCTGCCGTTGTCCACGGCTGCTGTGTAGCTTGCGTCAGTGTGTCCCAGCTTTTTTTCATAGCTGTTCTGTAAGTTCTGCGGGTTCAGTCCGCTTTCTGCAAAAAGGTTCCCCATCAATCCGGCTGCCCCATAATCGGACAGCCCTTTTGATTTAAGAAAATTCCAAATCTTTTCTTCTGTTGTCTTTCCTATCAGTCCCATTTTGAATACCTCCCCGTTACTGTGTCATGCTTGAAAAGTCAGACAGCGTGCCGGACAACTCCGGGTATGCAGCTTTGATTTTCAGCAGGTTTTCTGCCTTTGCTTTCCAGCAATAGAACGCTACTGCGGCAGCAGTTACCCCGCCAACGAATGTCAAAAGGACTGATAACTGGTAAAAATCCTTTGTGACCACTACCCACACGCCCACGGCAAATGCTATGTAGTAAGTCGCCAGAATTGAAAAGATAATGATTTTTGTTGCGCTGGTCTTTCTCTCCGGGTGTTCCTGCAACTCTTCTTTTCTCTTCTTCCTGCGCTGTCTGAAATACTGTAAATTCCATAAAAAAAGCACTGCTAATGCCAGTGCAAATCCAATGATAAAAAATATTAAACTTTTCATGTTGCTGTTTTGTACCTCCTATGGTTCTTCCGGCTTTGACAAAGCAAAATCATTTGTTCGCATACACTCTTTGTATATTTCCGTTATGTATTCGTGCGCAACATCAACTTGCCCGTTTGTCAACTTGCGGTCTTTGATGTACTTGTCATACTTTGCCAGTATGTCAATGATATGGTCGAACTCTTCTTTTGTATGGCGTCTGTGATTTATGCAACTGCTTTGAAATTCCAGAATTTCCATACGCCAGCTGTCAACCTTGTGGTCTGTAAAGTCTTTTTGCAGCTGGTCCAGTTGTTCTTTCATGTCGTGGTTCATAAGATTTCCCAGCTGTTTAATCAACCAGCGCACGGGCTGTACTTTAATTCCCGGCGTTAGGTCAATAACAATCCCAATTCCCGCAAGCCACACAATGACTTTTTGTACCACTTCCCAGACGTCCGCTGGGTTAAGCGTCTGTATTGCTTCCACTGTCCGTCACCTCCTTTTCTTCTGGCTGCTTGATATAATCATCAGCGCTGCCGTAATATCCGCAGAATAGACCGCATTTGTTGGCTGGCTTCTTCTCCGGTTCTGGATATGGCTTGCCCATTTCTTGCAAGTACAGTTCGTTTAGGCTCTGGCGCATACCGTAACTGTTGAAGTGCTGCAATATGCCCCGGTATGAAGCAACGGACCTATCCAGTGTATCTTTGTCAATCTCTCCGGCGTGATATGCTGCAAACATATATTTCAATCTACGTTTTAGCTTCTTTGCCGTCTTCTTGCGCAATTTTACGTGTGTTGACCAAATACGGAAGCCCACAAACTCAATACCCATGCTTGTTGGTCTTATGCAGGTTTTCTTGTTAAGCTGTAAATGCAGCTTGTTTCCCAGAAAGTCCGCAATCTTATTCTTTATCTTTTCCAGATACTTTTTGTCTGGGTGTAAAATTATAATGTCGTCCATATAGCGTATGTAATAATGCAGGTGCAGTTTGTGTTTGCAGAACTGGTCAAGTTCGTTCAAATACAAATTCGCAAACATTTGTGAAGTCAGATTGCCAATAGGCAGCCCAACTTCTCCCAGCAATTCATCAAACGCCACGTCGCCAATGTCGGCACCCAGCGGCAGACCAAAGTTTGTGTCTTCGCAGTTTATTATTACTGACAAGACGTGCAACAAATCTTCATCAGCAATCTTCTTCCGCAAAATGTCCATCAATACTTCATGGTCTATTCTGTAAAAATACTTTGCAATATCCAGTTTCAAATAATAGAAACGCTGCGGCTTCCGGTCAGTCTGCTTCAACCAATCATGCAGGCGGTTGACTGCTTTGTGTGTTCCCCTGCCTACTCTGCAAGCGTAGCTGTCAGAAATGAACTGCTTTTCAAAATATGGGTTCAGCTGGCTATATATAGCGTGCTGCGCCACCCGGTCTTTGAAAGTGAGTGACATAATCATGCGCTTTTTCGGCTCATAAACGTAAAATATGTTGTAGCGTCCCACGGTGTATGTCTGCCAGATAAATTCATTCTGTAATTCAATCAGATTTTCTTCTAACTTATCCGTGTACGCCATTACATCTGGTCTGTACCGTTTGCACTTTATCCCGGCTTTGTACGCATTGAAAAGATTTTCAAAGTCGTAAATCATAGGGAAATGTTTTTGATTTTGTGCAATTTCTTTTCCCTCCTGTTGTTAAAATCTGCCGTACAAATCAAATTGCGGTTCTTCCGCAACTCAAACGTGATATATACATTCAGCGCCAGTCTTCCCGGCTCTGACTTTCAGCCCTGCGGCTTACTAACTATCTTTACGGCTATTCAATCTTTTTCCTACGGCTCCCGGCTGGCAGCCTTTGGAATGGAAATAAACCCCTTTAACCCAGACGCACTGGACGTGTCCACTTGTGGGCACGACTGCTGGCAGAAATGGGGTGAAGCGGAACGGAACGAAACGTTGTTGTTGACGTTAGAACGGGCGTTGTTCAAGTTCAGCGCACCAGCGCCACCGTTGGAAGTGTTGTTGAAACTCGAACCCCGGATAGGCACGGCAAGTCCTCTATTAACGGCTTATTCCCATAATATAAAAAGCAGGTGTTACCCTGCCTTTTACCAGTCTTATTTTGCAGCACTCCCATTCCCGGAAGTGCTGCCGTTTAGTGATTTATAATAGCCGCCCACCATGCAGCCTATTTCATTGATGTATCTTGCCATCATTTCATATTTCTTCATTGGCAGACACGGTTTTGCGCTTCTGGTATACTTTGTGCTTGCTGCAAGTCTTATCAAATGCCGCAGCACGTCAACTTTCGTGTCCAGTTCTCCAAGCGTTGTCTTTTTATAATGCTTATTTTCAAGCATTATGACCAACTCTAAAATATCCAGCATTGTTCCATCTATCTTTTGCGCAAGTCCTCTTTTTGCTCTGGGAAATTCTTCAAGCTGTGGTCCTGCATATTCCAGCATTTCCCATACTTTATTTTTCATTTTGAAGTCTTCCTGCGTGGCGTTATCTCGCACATTGTCCAGCTGTGGCGATCTTTCTTCTGTTTTATTTTCCGGCATTTCTTAAACCACCTTTGTTGTATTTTGTAGTATGGGGCTTACTGCCGTAAGCCCCGCAGTGTATCAGTTCCCAGTTTCCAGTTATTCATATAAAGCGGAACGGAACGAAACGTGGCCGCGGACGTAAGAACGGGCGTAGCTCAAGCCCAGCGCACCAGCGCCACCGTCGGAAGTGACGTAGAAACCCGAACCCCGGAAAGGCAGTCTTTCGCCGTTATTTCTTGCCCAAAATCTGCCCGGCGTTGTCTGTCCTGCGTCTGGATATAAGCCGGACGCAATCAGAATCTGTGGGATTGTTACGCCACTTACTGCCTTTGTATCTTTGAAAAATACGCTTGTGTCATTGCTGTCTGTTGTCTGGGTTGTGACGCTTGTATTGATACGCAGTGTTGCGTCACTTGCACTGGTTCTGTCAATCTTTAATGTTCCAACTGTTCCCGGTGCTACCAGCGAACCGTCCGGCTTAATTGCTTTCCATTCGGTACTATTTGCGCCCATATTGCAATCAGATTTCATTGAATTTCCGTATGGGATAATATGGATTTCGCCGTTTTCAATGCGTAAGCCGCCTACCCATTCATGGCAGTTTCCGCAAAGGTCAGCAATTCCAGCCGGGCTTCCATCATGGTTCCATGTTACCGGACCAGAACCCGTTGCAGTTCTGCCGCCGCCATGTGAACCGTCAACGTATGTATTTACGCCCTTTTCATACGCTTTTTCATAGCTTCTATCCCAGTTTGTATTTCCCCGTGGTGTAAATCCATTCTTCATGCACCAAAGATTGATAGCGGCAAAAACGCCGTTCTGGTTAAGGTGCCAGCCCTCGCCCTTTCTGCGGCACACTGCAAGCGCTGTGTCAAAGTCAATGTACACTTTAGGGTCTTTCATTGGCAGTGAGTATGCACGGTCATTAACCACGACGTTAATATACTTTGATACCCAGATAACTTCTTTTTCCACTCCGTCCACAATCCACCACGGCAATGTTTCCTGTGTTCCTCCGGTGATAATGTCGGAATACTTCATTTTTGGAATACCCACCATAATTGACGGCATACCCAAATCATCAAACTTTACTGCATTGTTGCCGCCAAATGAAGCAACCGCCATTGCTAAATCATCAAAATTAGACATAATTCTTTATACCTCCAATCCCCAAAGAATAAGCGTGCAAAGTGACATATCAAACGGGATAGGCATTGGAACTTCTTTCGGTTCTCCGTTTTCGTCCTCTCCATCTTCGATAATGTCATAGCGTCTGGCAGGAATAACAATCTGCGCAGCGTACTTCTGCGCACGTCCTCCGGTTCCAATCACCACGCCGTCTTCTTCGTCAATGCAAATGTCCAGTGACACTTCAAAATCTCTTTCACGGCTTGCAAGATTGATTGTTAATTCATCATCACCAAACGTGATTTTTTTACTGCCGGACAGTGCATATTCAATATGTGTGCCCGGTGTCTTCTCAACTACATTGATTTTATTAGTAGCCATAATACTTTCTACCTCCATTCTGGTTTCTTACTACTTCGCTGCTTCTGGCTGCGATAACCTCCGCTGCTTCTCTCTGGGCTGCTGTCCCGCTGCCCTGCACGCCAAAAGAACGCATAACAGCTTCTTCATGCTGTCTGCGTTCCTCTGTCTTAATAATCACACCTGCTGCCATTAGTAAAACCCGCCTTTCACATAAATTTTTACGGTCACGCTTTTTGCGCTTCCGGTGTGTGCCATCTTAAAACCATTCAGCAACTTGTCTGTAATAACAATGTCGCCCGGAAAGCCGCCCGTGTAGTCCACAATTTCTGTTTCCACGGTGTAGTCCATGTGGTTTCTTTCAGTCTTCAGCGCAACTGACTGTGTAGAATTGTTGAACGGGTACTGCTGCGTATTCTTCAAAGTCACCGTTGCTGTTTCTCCCTGCAAGTCAGCTATTGCCTGCTGGTGGTGGATTGTGGAAAGCGCCATAAGTGCCGCCGTTTCTGTTGCATTGGAAATACCGTTTTCCATGTGGTTGAAGTTGGTTGCGTTCTGCGGTGTTCCCTGCTGAATGATTTCCCCCTCAACTGGTGTGTGCGTGATAGTTCCATCATCATTTCTGCTTTCTGTGTAGCGGTCTTCAAACTCCGTTACATGGTCCTGCCATAATTTCTGTTCGTACATCTGTTACACCTCCTTTTCTGTAAAATCAAAAGTAAAGCGGTACAAAACGCCCTCTTGTACATTGTTAAGCGGAATATTTACCGCCTTGTCAGCCCACAATTTGTTGTTCTTGTTGTAAAGCTGCACCCTCTGCACCGTGGCTGTTCCGCTTACCTGCGGGGTAATCTGTACATATACAGCAACCCTGCCGTCTTTCAGACGTTCCCGGCGGTGTATCACCTTTTTTTCAGAAACGCCGTTGACGGTTACTTTTGCATAGGCAATGATATTGTCAATGAAATCTTTGAAATCATTGATTGCGTCTGTTGTCAACATGGCTTTTCACCTCCTTTATAGCTTCCTGCGGCTTCCGCATGGCTTGACGCCATACGAAAACCCCATTGCCTGCGTGCTTGTCCCTACGGCGCCGCCCTGTGTCTGTTGCACCGTGCTTCTTTCCGGGACGGTTCCTGCTGCCGGGACTGTGAAGTGGTGTGCTTCCATTCTGTCACTTGCCGTGACTGTGGCACCGCTTGTCTGCCCTCTGGTGTTCCTCTGTGGCTGTTCTCCGGCTTTTATCCGTCCTGCTGGTGTATTTGTATAGCCAAACGTATTCAACGCCGTGTCTGCGTCGATATGCGCCGCCTGCTGTGAAAATACCGTGTTTCTGTATGGCTTCGTGCCTGCTGCTGGCGCCGTGAATATAAAGCCTGCTGCTTCTGTCCCCACAATATAGGTTGCAGCACCTATCCCGGCTTTTGTATTCCTCTGTGGGTATGTTCCGGCGTTAAGTCTTCCGGTCAGCGGTGTTTTGTATCTGAAATACTCCCCGTGGGTGTATATGACGCCGTGTATCTGCCCTTGATAGGTTAATTCGTCCATGTGTGCAGATAATCTTTTATACAGCTTCACTGCCCGGATAATAGCTGCATAGTCTGCCGTTATTCTCTGGTTAGTCACATCAAGCACAATATGAAAGTGTCCGGGTTCTCCCTCATACTGGAACCACTCTTCCACTTCACTTTCTGGAAATAAACTGCCCAGTGCTGTTTCAATGGCGTATTTTGTGCCCATCTTCTTATGAACCTTGACGCTGTTTTTCACTAAATCCCGCTTTGCTTCCAGTGGGTAATTGTAGTCGTACCAGTCAACGTGCAGGTCGTATGCCAGAATGTCCACCAGTTCTTCTGGCAGTTCGTCAAATCTGGAATATATCAGCACATTGTCAATTATCCCGGAAGTGTCCAGCAGTGCTGCTGCCGTGGCGTTTGCCAGTGCAACCATTTTGGGGTCTTTCTTTAGTGCTTCCGGCAAGCACTCTGAATAATCGGCATTGTAAATTGTTTTAGACATTTTCAATACCTCCATTCAGAACGCTTTTACTTCCCAGCTTTGCAACCTTTATATCATCAACAACCGTGAATACTGGCTTTCTGACTTCAACACGCTTCACGCCTGCTTCCATCAGTTTTGCTGTTAGGTATGACGGGTTAATATCTCGCCCCATTTTGCTTGTCTGCCATGTCACGTACTCTTCCACTGCCTGTGTTGCTGCCGCCGCAATGACTGTGGCGCTGGCTGCGTCTGGCTGTGGAATATAAAAGGTCACGTCAACGTCAAATGCTACCGTTTCCGGTGCAGATACCGTCACTTTGTCGGTCAGTGGTCTAATGTCGGAAGCGTTCAAGGCGTCTTCAATCTCTTTCAGCACCCCGGACGTTGCCTGCTGTCCATTCTGCAAAAGCACCCGGACGTCTACAACGCAAGGTTCCGGGCTTGTCACTGCCACGTCTGCCACGGCTGGTGATACGCTCTTTGTCCAGTATATGTACCCGTTAATAGGACCCGCCGTGCTGAAACTCTCCATACTTTCACGCATACGCTCATAATAACTGGCGTCGTCCTCTTCTTCTGCGCCGCCGCTGGTTGCCGTGATGTTCTCTGCTTTCTGGTAGTAGTCGTATAGGTCAACCAGTTCTTTGACCTGCCCTGCTGCCAGATTGTTTCCAACGTCGCCCGCTGTTGTGCAAATTCCCTCAACGTCCCCGTATGTCTGCCCGGCTTTTATTTCCAGATTTTCTTTTGTTTCAAATAAGATGGCACCATCAAAAGAAATTCTGGTGCCCGCAGGAATAATCACTGATTGTTTCTGTGCTTCTGAAATATAAAAACGAAACATTGCAGACGCCGGACTTGCTGGCAGTCTTTCCAAGTCCTTGAATAATTCTGCCAAGCTGTCTAAGTATTCACCGTCCGCATAACGTGGCACGTTCTTTTTTGCTGTTTCATTGATAATGACACGCTGTTGCACAATGATGTTTGCAACCCATGCAATAAAAAGTCTTTCCGGTGACGCCGGGTACACCTTGTAGCGTTCACGCCCCGGCACCTGCTGCACCATATTTTCATACAGCGCAATTAGATTGCTTTCTATCGTTTCTGTGTCGGTTTCCACAAAGTCAATGTCTGGGTATTTTCTGTCACTCATTGTCTGTTTCCACCTCCTCCAAATAAATAATAGGTATTGTGCGCCCTGTGGCTGCGTCGTGTTCAAATGTAATGTCTGCAACCTGCGCCCGTGGTTCAAATTCTTCTATCTGGTCGTACAGATAGCCCACCAGTATATTTTCAACTACTGGTTGCGGTCTTCCGTATAGGCTGCCGGGCAATCCAAAATCACGGAACATAGGGCAGGACCCCTGCACCGTGTCCAGAATAACCGCAATATTTTGTATGACTGCTTGATGGTCATTTGCTGGTGCAAGGTCAATTTCTGTCAATAGTGACCCGTCGCCCCTTATCACGTCCATGCTTTATCACCTCTTTGGATATTCTTTCAATGTCACGTCTGCTGTTGCAGCCCAGCAGTTGCCTTTGTTGTCATAGCGTTTCAATGTGCTGCTAACGCCTGTTATCACCCACTTATAGGAACCGTATTTCTTGCCACCTAAAACCAGTGTTGAAATATTGCCCTTATTGCACATTTTGTTTAATTTCTTAATTTCATTCAGTGGGTTTGTTCCGTGAAATACACTGAACGCCATTTTGAAACTGATTGTTCCGGGTTCCGGTCCCAAAAACTCCAATACGTCACGCTTAATGTGTCTGTCATGCGTTGCGTACTTTGCAGACACTTTCCAGCTTAATTCATCAAAGGTGCGCACGGTATTTTCTGAAACTGAAAAAACCAAACTTCCCAGACTTCCTATTTTTGCCATGCTCTACACCTCCCCTATTATGAAGCCGTCCCCGTCGCCATCTGGAATCATTATGCAAAGCACCATATCATTAACGCCCGGCGTCCACTCTGTCACAAATGCTTCATGGCTGTGGCTTACTTCCTTTAACATTTGCCCGTTGTAGTCATATTTCAGCGCTGTTTTTGCCGTCTGTCCCTCTGCGCCGCTTTCCATTGCTGGCACAACATACACGGGACGTTTTATAATTCTTAAATCACCGGAAGTTATGCCGCCTTTGTCCTTGAATTTCACACGGGCTGTCATTTTGCTGGCGTTCACACTCTGCACGGTGCCAAGCCGTACTATGTTTTTTAATTCTGTCATATCTGCCATCAGTAGCCCTCCAATACCTGTTGCAATTCAATCTGTGTTGTATATCCTCCCGTTAATTTATGGGTTGCTTTTGTAATCTTGTACTTTCTGTCAAACTTCTGGAAGCCCTTTAATTTGACTGTGGCACCTGCCACCAACTGCACATCACCAAGCATTGTGAAACTTGCTGTAAACTGCTGTGTGTTCTTTTCACGTAGTTTCTTTTTTGCCAGTTCGTATGCTTCATTTGTACTTCTGACCTTTTCGTTGACTTCAAGTGTCTGCCCGGTTCCCTCTGTACTGTCTGCCGTGTATGTGCTTTCAATCGTTTCTTTGCTGTCCGGGTCCGTATATGAAACATGACAGCTGGTGTATGCTGTATCATGCAGGCTGGTTCCTAGCTTGTATGAAATGTAATCACCACTGCCATATTTTATGGTTTTTATAGGTGGCTTGCTGTCGTACTCTGCGGCGTCATAAATAACCACGTTTAATGTCGTTACTTTTAGTGCAAGTCCTGCCGCTTTGCATAATTTCTGTAAAAATACAATGTCCGACGTCTGCACCTGCTCTTTTCTTTTGTACTTCGGTATATTGTCCGCAATGTACATCAGTTTCAAGTTGCTTTCTGACGCTATCTGCTCCGCAATCACTTTCAAATTGGTGTTTTCCCATGCCTTTGATTTTCTTTCTACTCTCATTTTGGAAGTATAAGGAATTGACGTGCCCTTTAGTGTGATTTTGGTTGGCGGTCCGCTGGCGTCTACGCTGTCCAGTTCAAATGTTCCGCAGTCCAGCACGGCGTCTTTTCCGTTGTCGTGCCAGTTCTTCTGGACAATCGTTGCTGTTATTAGTTTAGGGTCAGACACTTTCTTTGTTGTTTCTTTCGTTTCTGTGACCGTCTGTGTTGCTGTACCGCCCGTTGTAATTTTGAAAACCTGCCCCGGATATATTAAGTTAGGGTTTTTAATATTGTTTTCAGAAGCAATCTGCGGGTATTTTGTACCGCTTCCCAGATACTTTTTGGCAATAGCCCAAAGCGTATCACCTTTTTTGACCACATAATTGACAACGCTTGCAGCTTCAACCTGCTTTTGCACCGTCGTTGTGGTCTTAATGAAAGTCGGCTTTACTTCCAGCCAGCTTCCCAGCCACTTTCTTTCTCTATCATCAAACGCAAGCTGCAAATCGTCTGCGTTGTCTTCGTCTTCATCAGTGAAAGTAAGGCTGCTTAAATATTTATTTATATCTGCCGGGACTTTTACGTTTTGAAATTTTAACCGCAGTTCCACCCGGCGTGCCATGTCTTTTGCACTCATTCTACGTCAGCAGCCCCCTTTTCCACGGTGGCAGTTCCAAGTCTTCTTCGTCTTCCACTTCCGGGATTGTTAATACAACCCCGGCAGGAAAAACGTAGGTGCTGGCGTACTTGACATTGGCTTTCATCAGCTTATCTGTATGCAGGACACTTCCCATTTGTTCAAATGCTATCTTGTCCCACATATCCCCAGATATGGTTGTGTAGCTTTTAGTCATATTTCTGCCGCTTCTCCTTGTCTTCTTTTTCGTCCAGCATGTCTTCAACGTCACGCAGCAACTTTCTGTTGTTCTCTTCCAGCTTTGCGTCCAAGTCTTCCGGCTTGTCCCCGTTGATAACGATTGTCGGACTGTTGTTGATAGTTACGTTGTTTGCACTTCCACCGCCGCTTCCTGCGCCTGCTGTTACCTCTGGCGCTGTGTTGTAGTTGTTCACCGTCTGCGGTGCTGTTGTTGTCTGTGCTGTTGTTGGCGCTACTGCTGCCGCTGTTGTGGCTGCCGTATTCTGCGCAGCCAGAATATTTCTTGTCTGGTCTGCTGTAAACACCGTGCGCCCCGGTGCGTTCGTGATTAACTCTGGTCCCGCTTCGCCAGCAATGAACGTGTCTGGTGTGTTTTTGGAACCTTTCGCCAACATAGGTATTTCAGATATGTTTATACCCTTTCCACCTACGCCCGGCACCCAGTCTGGCACTTTTACTTTGTTCAATCCACGTATAACCGTGTTGACCGCAGATATAATGCCGTTGATAACGCCCGTACACACTGACTTGATACCCTGCCAAATTCCAGAAAATATTTGCTTTATGCCCTCCCAAGCCTGCCGCCAGTTCCCGGAAAATACACCAGTTATGAAAGTGATAATTCCATTCAGTACGGTTGCAATTCCAGAAATTACACCGGAAATTGCTTGAACTCCGCTTTGTACGATAGACTGGATTGTTGGCATTACAAATTGTATTGCTGCTAAAATTCCTTGAATTATTGGTGAAACTATGTTCCAGATTGTCGTCAGTGCTGTTTGTATCGCAGGTAAAAGCGTTTGCAATACGTTTGTCACCACTGGCAAAATTGCTTGAATTGCTGCGGAAATTGCCGGAAGCACCGTGCTACAAATAAAGCTGAATAATTCTGAAATAATCGGCAAAACATAAGTTGAAATGAATGTGATTATTTCTGAAATAATCGGCATAAGACCAGCAATAAAACTTCCTATCACCGGAATAATTGCACCGATAAAATCAGCAATGCTTTGTATAATCTGCATAATGGTTGGGGCTGCCGCTTGAATAAAGCTAACAATCCCCGGTATTACCTGTGTAACAATCACCTGCAATACCTGTTCTGCAACTGGCACAACGTATGTGGTTATGAAGCCCACAACCTCTGAAACTGCGTTCTTGACTGTTCCCAGCACATTTACGAACGTGTCAAAGACTGCTGCGCCTTTATCTCCGAACAACTCTTGTATCTTGTCACGGGCTGCACCTATGTTCCCATCAGAAAACACATTCTTTATGGTGTCGCCTATGTTGGTAATGACTGAAACAATCTTGTCAAAGACTGCCAGTGCTTCATCACCAAAAGTCCGCTGTATAAATCCCCTTATCTCTTCAAGATGGTTCTTTACAAGCTGTATTACTGTAATAATTGTTGTGATAACGCCCACAACTGGCAGTATCTTTCCTGCAATACCTCCAAGCGGTCCCAGTGCTGTTTTTGCAAGGTTTCCAATAGGACCCAGCACCGTTTTTACCGCATTTCCCAGCGGTGCAATCAGTGTTGTTGCCTTGCTAAATGCTCCGGTAATTCCCTTTGTTATGAAGCCGCCTACTTTTCCAAGTGGGCTGTTTGCAATCGCACTGCCTACCGTTCCAAATATCGGACCCAGCTTGCCGCCAATTAGTGAAAATGGTTTCAGCATAAGTCCCAGCATTTTTGTTCCGGCTCCTGTCAATGCTCCGCTTGCTTTTCCTGCAATTCCTAAAAAGCCGTTGACAATGGACTGCTTCACGCCGCCCATAAAGCCTGTTACTGCTCCAATAACTCTGTTTCCACTGAATATATTACCTATTGCAGAACCTACGCCGCCCATAGCGCCTTTTACATTGCCAAAATATGACAATATACCGCTTCCAGCTGTTTTCAGCTTTTCCGCAAAACTTACGCTTGTTGCTGCGTTTTCAATAAATCCGGCACGCAGTCCCACCAGCTTTTTTACCAGTGACAATATGCCGTCTTGCGCTGATAATGTAACCAGCTTTGTTGTCAACATTCCCACTTTCAATGCTGCCAGCCCCGCTGCTACCTTTAGGGCTGTTTGCACTAATTTTGGGTTTGCTGCTGCAAATTCTGAAACTTTAGTGACCACCACCGCCACTTTGTCTGCCAAATTTCCTACAATCGGCAGTAAGTTTTGACCAAGAACAATACCCAAGTTTGCTATACTGTTCTTTGCCTTTTCCATTTTGGCTTCTGTGGTGTCTTCCATTTTGGCAAATGCGCTGTCTGTTGCCCCAACGCTGTTTACCATGTCTTGTACGCTTGAATTGAAGCCGTCAACTCCGTTTGACAGAAGCGACATTGCCGCTTTTCCGGCTTCTGAACTGCTGAACATATCAGATAGGGCAAGACCAGACTTGCTGGCTTCTTCCTGTATACCTCCCAGAATTTCCCCAAGTGATTTACCGCTTGCCATCAATTCTGCAAAGCTGCCGCCCATCTTCTGCCGCAATAGCTTGTCTGTCGTACTTCCAGACTTTGACAACTCATTTAACATACTGTTCATGTATGTTGTCGTTTCTGCGGCTGCAATACCTTTGCTGGTCATTATTGCGTATCCGGCGCATAACTGTTCCAGTGAAACATTGCTGGCGTTTGCAGTCGGTATGATTTTACCCATACTGCTTGCCAGTTCTCCTACTGTCACTTTACCTTTGTTCTGCGTCTGTACCAGCATATCTGATACCGTGCTTACTTTGTCCGCACTCATGCCGTATGCGTTCAATACGGTTGTTAATACGTCCAGCGTTTGCGAACTTTCCGCAAATCCGGCTTTTGCTAACTTCGTACTGTTTGTAACAAAGTTTACGGCGTCACCTGTCTTCTGTCCGGCAGATATAGCGTTGTATACATCATCAGCAATGGCATTGGCTGCAATTCCTGTCTTGTTTGACAGTTCCATTATCTGTTGTGACAATGTGCCCAGTGGGACTTCCTGCGTATCTGCAATGGTTCCCACCTTTGCTATTGCTTTTTCGTACTGCTGCGCTGCCTGCACGGGTCCTGCATACACTGCGGCGGCTACGGCACTAATTGCGCCAATAGTTCCCAGCAGTTGTCCTTTTGTCTTTGAAATGCTCTGTTCTACCTGCTGTTGCTTGTCATTCAGTTTTTGCAACGTCTGCTGTGAAGTTTGCAGCTTTTCATAAGACTTTTGCAGTCTTCCGTTGGCTTCTTCCAGATTATCCGTATTTACTCCGGCTGCTTTCAGTTCGTCGGCATAACTGTTTAATTGTTTTTCCTGTTCTTCGATTTTGGCAGTGGTCTGTTGTATCTGGTTTTCATTCTTTTCAAGCTTCTTCCGCAGTGCTTCTGTGGGTTCGCCTGTCTGCTGCAATTCCTGCTGTAATCGGTCATGCTCTGCGTTAAGCTGCGCCAGCCGTTCTTTGTTCTTGTCAATAGCGGCAGACTGCTTTGTGTAGCCGTCAATCTTTGATTGCAGGGAATTGACATTTTTTAAGCTGTCCCGTAACTGGTTATTGGTGTTAATTGCGCTTTTGAATGTGCTGTTAAAATTGCCACCCAGCGACGCTTTCAGCTTAAAAAGCAGTTCAAATTCCTTTTGTGACCCTGCCAAGCTGTTTCACCTCCCTACGCATTATTGCTGTTCTGTTTCTGCTCTTCCGCTTCTTCTTTTTCCACTTCATTTATGGTTTCAATCCATGCAAAAAGTCTGCGTATAGGCATTTGCAGCCAGAACGGGACGGGCGTATGTGAAGCCCTTGACATTTTGTATATCTGCTTTCTTATGAACTTTGCGGGTTCTTTAATTTTTAGTAGCCCACAGCAAATAAAAAATCCCTTGCTTTGTTCTTAATCTTCATGTAATCGCCTACCGGAAGACGTCTGATTTCATCAGAAGCAACTCCCGCAGCCTTTGCCGCAAGAATACACTGGAACGCAGAAGAAATTTCCGGTGAAAGTGCATATTTGTTCTGGTCTGCAAGTTCCTGTTCTACCGCTTCAATATCTTCACCAGTCAAATCGTCAAAATAGAAAGTTAATTTTGTATACTTCTTTCCCTCAATTTCTCTGGGCTTCTTGAATGTGTGTGTATAATTCAAGCTGCCGTCTTCTTCTTTGTCTTTCTTCTTGTTATCAAAATTGACCACGCCGCTTGCCTGTGCTTCCTGCATTTCCTTTTCCTGCTCTGTTACCTGTTCCATGTTTTCAGTTGTATTTGTTGTATCTGACATTGTTTATTCCTCCATATCTTTGATTTTAGGCAGGAAAAAACCAGCGGTCTTCCCGCTGGCTCCTGCTGTCTTTTTTACTTTCCTAATGCTTTTCTGACGTCCTTTAAGTAGTCTTTGCCATTGATAATGCACACAAAGTTTAACGGGTCAATTTCCGTTACCTTTGAGCCGTCCAGATACATTGCATAGTATGAAACGGCATATTCTCCGCTTACATCAGCTGTTGAAGCTGCCGCAACTTTTCCAAGTGCTGTCTTCTTCGGTTTTACTTTCATAATATGCTTTACGCCGGACACTTCGTTTGTGCTTGTGCGCAGGTTCATTCTCTGCTGTGCAACTCGCAGGTCAATTCTGTGTACCCGTGGTTCCATCAGCTTGACTGCTGCTGCTGTGACAGTTCGGAAATTGAAAGTTGTTGACATTGCGTTTAAGTGACCGATTATAATTTCTTCGATATTTCCCGCAATTCCTGCGCCGCTTAATTCCTCTGTCATGTATTCAAGGTCTGGCAGCGTCACTTCTGTTGTTCCCAGATACTCCGTGGCGTCCTCATAAATCGCATAGTTAATAACTAATTCATCAACTTTAGACATTCTGTTTCACCTCCCTGTTATGCTGCCACCAGTGCTTCAAGATATGACAAGTCATATTCAAGCACAAAGTCCATTTTCTGCATTGGTGATGGCGGTGTCATGTAAATGTGGAAACGCACAATTCCTGCTGCCAGCTGGCTTGTGCTGTTCTCGCTCTCGTTGAACTCTACACGCCCGCCAATGATTTTTTCATCAGTAGCAAGGCTTGCCAACCAGTCATTGACAGACTGTACAACGGCGTCAATAAGGCGTCTTTTAGTGCCTCTGTCAATATAGTTCCAGTATGTCAAAATCAGTGTCCTTGCAACCCATTTGAACATACGATTGACGCAGTAGAAATAGTCTGTTACGTCAGTGTTGGCAGGATAGCACGCCGTATAATTTCCCCAACTTACAAATCCATTGTAGAAGTTAAGTGCAGTAACCACGCCATTTTCATTCAGATAGTTCGCCTGCTGAATATCCATGATAACTTCCGAACCGTCCGCAACAACCATTCTGTCTGCCTGTATGCTCTTATTTGAAGCGCTTTCGCAAGGTGTGCCGTCGCCGTATTCTGTCGCATTGTCTACCGCAGACATTGAAGCTGCAAGCTGTGTTGAAAGATTGAAAACCCTGTCACCCAGCGCAACTTTAGGGAAGCAGACAATTTCCGTGCGCTTTGTGAAGTTCTTTTTCTTCTTCCACTCTGGTACTTCCGTGTAATACGTCGCCCCGGTTTCCTCTGCTGTGTCTACGTCCAGAATTGCTTCTGCTTCAAACAGTCCGTTGATGTTCTCTGACTTTGCAGACATTACCGCTGCAACCTCCGGGTCATGTGACCAATTCGGACACAAAATAATGTCTGGAACCTTTGTGAAGCGTGGAAATACGCTGTTAATCAGTTCAAGACCTGTGGTTTTGTGTGTGCTTACGCTGTAACCTCCGATAATGTCCTCTTTTGTTACCTGTGAAGCGTCCACGGCGTCATATTTGACAGCAACATTGCCTGTGGTTTCTTTTAAGAACTCCACAACGCATTTTGTGTCACTGTAAAATGCTTCATAGTCCTCCCCGGCAGTTTTTCCGGTAATTTCCACGCTGCTTGCGATTGCTTCAATCGGTAACTCAATCTGATTGTCTACAACGCCCATCTGTGCTTCTGTTACTGTCTTTTTATGTTTCTTTGGGTCAAGAACATTGACAAAGAATACCTGTGCGGAATTAAAAAGCGTAAACGCTGTGTAAATCTCTTCGCAAAGGCTGTATTTCTTCCAGTCGTCAGAATATCCTAACGCCTGCGCTGCTTCTGGGTAGCTTGAAGCCATGATAACTTCATTTACTTTTCCGTTTACCATCTGCACCGGTGCCGTTCCAACCACAAAATGTACGCCCGTATCTACTGACACTGGCGTAATAGTGCCACTGCTTGTCTTGTTGGCGTTTACTCCATGTGAAATGTCACTCATTCGCTTATACCTCCTGTTCTGCGTATGCAAGGGCGGCAGCCTTTAAGTCGGAATAATACTTGTTATATACATTCCCGGTTGTCTTCACCTTGTCTTTCTTCTCTGCAAGTTCCTTTGTCGGAACCAGCATTTTTTCTACAAGTGGGAACTTTTCAAGAATGAAAGAAAGTTCTTTCTTAATTCCCTCTTCTGTACCCTCAAAAACCTTGTTGCACTGCAACATTGCTTTTGGCAGGTTCGGTCCAATATAAACCAGCTTTACTGTTTCCGGCTGTGTATTTGCCGTTTCTGCGTTTTTTTCTTCTGCGGTGGTATTTTCTACCGCCTGCACCTTTTCAGCGTCCTTTTCGGCTGCCGTGGCGCTTGCTGCTGTGTTTTTTGTAGCCATCTTGTTTCCTCCTGTTCTTATAGATTGTAAAGGACTTCTGCCACGTCACGTTGAATGGTTGGCAATGTCCAATCTGTCACCATTTCCCCCATGTAATATGGTGGCGTGGTGTCTTGATAAACGATATATTCAAGTGGCAGTTGCAACGCAAACTGACCGCCGCCGATTGTCCCGGCTTTCTTCAATTCGCTACGCACTCTCAAAATCAGATTAAGAAGTGCCAGTGGTCCGTCCTGCCCATCTTCTGAATACACCGCAAATATTATTCTTACTTTGCAGCTGTCTTCCTCTGGTTCGCCTGCTTTCTTGTCGTCCGTCCCTGTTAGGAACTTTAACAGAATGTATGGCACTTTCTGTTGTACGTCGTCTGCTTCCGGCAGCCCCATTTGATATACTGCTGCTGCTCTTTCTTTTTCTTCGTTGCTTCCCGTTCTGGTTCGCACTGGCAATATAATGTCAGACGTTTTGGAACTAATGAATTTCTGCAATTCTTCTAACAAAAAAACTGGTGTCATGCTTTACCCTCCATAACCGTTCAAAATCCTGTTCATTTCGTGTATAATTCTTTCGTTTACCAGTTCTTGTGCTTCCTTTTCCAGCCCGTCTATAATGTCTTCATTTCCCACCATCTGCGCTGCTGATAGTCCCATTTTTTCTTCAATCGGAAAACGCTTGCGCCCTATCCTCTCAAATACTCCGGTGTGACCATTTGTTTTCATTTCTGCAATGAAAGCGTCTTCAAATGGTGTCCCGCTGCCACCTTTTTTGACTGCTGCCCGCACCTGCTTTCCGGTTCCGGGCTTCGTCGGCGTTACTTTGAATTTGTACAGTGGTATTTTCACGCCAGAAAACGAAACAAAGCCCGCAAGGTTTCCCGTGCTGGCTTTGGTTATATTTATTCTGGTTGCTTTCGTCAGTGCTGCGCCATTTACGGCATATACGGTTTTTACCTGCTTTATTGCCTGTGTCTTCACTCTGGAAATACCACGGTTCATAGCGCTGGCAAATACTCTTTCTGCACCTTTTGGAACGTCTGCCAGCAGGGTTCCCACTCTTTCTATTGCGTCAGATGTTATTTCAATCATTCTTCCAACATCTCCAATTCAAGAATTATTTCCCCGTCCTCGCAGTCTGCTTTTGAAATGTTATACATATTGATTGCCCCGGCTTCGTCAATTTCAAGCTGGCGTCCTTTTTTGGGAACGCAACCAAAATCATATAATGACATATAGACCAGACAAGAAGCACGGTTTATGCCCTCTGCATTGTCCCCGTTTCCTCTCTGCCGTTCGTCGGCTGCCGTGTGGTCAATGATTATGGGCAAATAGTGTTTCTTGCCTTGATACCATATATCAGTCATAGTTGCCATTTCTCCGCAGTTGTGAAACACTTTCATGTCACTGGCAAGCTGTGCTTTGAAGTCCATTAGATAGGTGTTGCAACAAACCAGCTGTCTACATCATGCGGAACGCATAACGGTGCAGAAGACAGATTGAGGAAGCGGCGGGCAGGCTTGCGTTTTGTCCATGTGTCCGGTACATATTTACCCTCTACGGTCATAAAGTTGCCGTCCGGCTCCTTAATAAGTGTGATTGCTCCATAGTACATGGAATAATCAGCGTTTGTGCTTAACAGTGCCAAACTGTTAGCAGGTACAAGCGGCTTGTCCTCCGGTTTGTCCGGGTTTGTCCAGTCGTCAAGATACCACTCATTGTACTTGTAAATATCAAGTCCCAGTTCGTGAATGGTTCCAAGGTATGTGACGCCGTTCGGTAACTGTTTAGGCTGTATAACCGCAAGATTGAAATTTTTCACATCAAGCATTTTCTGCACCTTTGCATGATTTACAAACGCATTTGCAACGTCGCCACCCATAACACAAATATCACAGTTTACAAATCCCGTCTTCTGTACGGTTTCGTGCCAGCGCTTCAAATCTGCGATAGGGTCGGAAGTGTCGGCAGTCCACTTCTTCGCTGCTGTTGTGATTTTCTCTTTGTTTGTAAAAGAGAAGTCAATCACTTCATTTACTCCGTCGCCAATGATAGGGATTGTGCCAGTAAAAATGGTCTGTACGCACATTAACTCTTCACGGCGTAAAATCATTTCTCGCAGTTCCTTGAAATCATCAGCCATTTTAAGCACTGCACGTTCCGCAGGTGTTCTGCCGGAATAAAGGCTTTCACCCGGCCTGCGCTGCAAAAGGTCGTCAACTGTTGTGACCTTTTCCGGTGCAACTAAAGGCGGTGTGTAGGTCTTTGTTTCATAGCCAGTGTTTGGCACTACCTTTCCACCAACCACACGGCTGACGAACGGTGCAACCTTTCTGCTGCCTTTCTTGAAATCAACATCAACATTCTTTGTTACGAATGTTTCTTCATGTTTGAAAAATGTACTTCTGAAAAAAGTACGCACGGGCGGTAATTTCTGAACCACTCTGCCCATTGTTCGTGGTTCGTAAATAGATACTTCATTTGCCATGATTGTTTTATCCTCCTTACTTCAAAAAGATTGATACTTTTCGCAGTGCTTCTTTGATTTTTGCTAAATCTGCGCTTGCTTCAAGGTTTAATGCGTCAGCGAAAAACTCACCCGTCAAATAATATGTGACTGGTTCGCCCTTGCCTGCTGCTGCCGCAGAAATTCCGATTGCGTTCGCTTCTTTTGTTGTAGCAACCGGAATGATTTTGTTTTCGTTCTCTGTGTCAACCATTACTGGTGCATACTCTTTGATTTCTGCGCCCGCAACTCCCGTTTCCGGTACTGTTGGGAAGTCGCCAGCAAAGAAATTTTTCGGTGCTGTTTCTCTCTTCTCTACTGCGTATTCACTCATTTTGCGCTACCTCCTTATTTTGTATCTGGAAACAACTTGTCAATAGCGGCATTGAACGGGTCTTTTCCGTCACCGCCTGCGTTGTCTTCCGGTGTTACGCCAGATACGCCGTTTGCCCCGCCGTCCTGTGCGTCCTGCTGGCGGTTCTGAATGTAAGTTCCACCCGCTTTGTTCTGCTCTGCAATGATTTTCACCGCAAGTTCCTGTGCGGAAATAGGGTTTTCAAACTTTGCGTCTGTCGCAAGTGTTGCATAGTTACCGTTTGCCAAGTCTTCAATGCCTTTAATTCTGGCACGTTCTGTGGCTGCGGCTTCGTTCTGGATTGTCGCTACTAAATCCGGGTATGCGGCTTTTAGTGCGTCAACCGTTGTGATTTTGTTTTCTGGTGCTGCCATTTCTGGTTCCTCCTTTTCTTTTGGCTTGTTGATAGGTTCTGTTGCACTATTTACTAAACTACCCGGATTTTGATTGTGCGGGCTGTTTAATAACTGGGTTGGAATACTCTTGAACATGGAAACGTCAATGGGTACTGAATTAACCACAATTTTTGAAGAATTTTCAACAACTGTGCTGCTTTCTTCAAACATCAATTCGTCACAGAAGCCGTTTTCAACTGCTGTGTCACCCGTCCACCATGTTTCATTTGACATAAGCTGTTCTATGTCCTCTGTATTTCTGCCAGTCTTGCTGGCGTATGTGTTTACTATGCTTTGCTTAATCACTTTCAGTTCATCAGCCATCTTTAAGAAGTCTTCTGCTTTGAAAGTGTCCCAAACTGTCATTGCCGGGTCATGTATCATAAATACACCATTTCTGGCAATCTTGATTGTGTCGCCAGCCATAGCAATGATTGTGGCTGCGGAAGCTGCCCAGCCATCAATTTTGACTGTCACTTTCGCTGGACAATCTTTCAGCCTTGTAAAAATTGCATTGGCTGCGAACACGTCACCGCCGCCGCTGTTAATACGCACGATAATTTCCGGCACATCACCCAGCGCCGCAAGTTCTTGATTGAACTGTTGCGGTGTCACTCTGTCTTCCCACCATGACTGCTGACTGCTAATTGCTCCATATAAAAGTAGTTCTGGTGGCTTGTCGCCTGTTGCTGGAATAAAATTCCAGAATTTATTCGTCGTCACTCCGTATGGATTGCCCGGCGTCCTGTTGTCCTGCTGCTGGTTCATTCCCTGCGCCTGCTGCGGCTGCTGGGGATTTTGACTTGTTTGCATTGGCATTGGCAATTTTCTTCACCTCTCTTAACTCTTTTTCTTCGTGTTTCAGCTGTTCAATATTGTTGTAGTAGCTTGTACCCGTCATTTGCATTGTTTCGTCGCTTCGTGTGCTAAAGCCATTCTGCACCCGCTTTTCTGCGGCTGTTGCTTCTTTTACCGGGTCTAACATACCCTTTGCAGGTCCGTTCCATTTCGCCCCGCAATATGCTTTTCTAATCACCGGGTCAGTAAAGAAGCCCGGTGCCTTGATACGTCCTTTTGCAACCGCTTCTGTCAACCACTCTTCATATACTGGCTGGCAAAAGTCTGTTGCTAACCAGTCCCGGTACATATTAAACATTTTCCACGCTTCTTCCAGTGCGCCTTTGCTGGCTGTGTAGCTGGAATTAAAGCGCTTCATAAGCAACTCATAAGGTATTTCAAGGCTTGCGCCTATCTGCTGGCATATAGCTTCCACAAAGCCGCCAAAATTGGCGTTTGGTCTGCCGGGGTTCATGTCGTGCGCCTTTTCGCCCTCGTTTAAGTCGATAACGGCACCCGGCGCAAGTTCAATGGTGGTTTCGTCCTCTGCGTCCACCTGCACTTCTTCCGGTAGCATACTTCCTATTGCGTCTTCGCTGCTTGCGTCTGCCTTTTCAATAAACACCGTGAACATACCGGACACAACCGCTGCCACCAGTTCGGCGTCCGTGTATCTTCCAAGCTGTTTCAGACTTTCAATAACCGGGGCAAGGAACGGAACACCCCTGCGCTGTCCTATTCGTTCACGGTTCATAAGGTGCAGCACGTTTCTTCTTCCGGTTGTTTTTCCGAACGCTTCCACCCTCTGCCAGCTAATATCTGCATAGGCGTAGGACAACGGGTGGTGGTCTGCTATGTGATACGCTACAACTTCCCCGGACTGGTCAACCTCTACACCTCCAACAATTTTGTTGTCTATTGTGTCGCAGTTATCCGGGCTGCAAAGCCTGTCTGCTTCTATCAGCTGCACACGCAAGTCATACGGCTGGTTTAGTCGTGGCTTGACCGGAAGCACTGCCAGACAGTCCCCAGAAATAAGCCAGTTCAAAAAAGCCAACTGCTGCAACTCATAAAAGTTGTCAATCCGTGCCATGTCACAATCCGTACTTTCTGCCCAGATATTCCATTCACGTTCAATCTGCTTTTCAAGTGTTCTTCTTTCCTCTGGTGATACGCCCAGCAATTCTGCGTCAATGTTCGGCTTCAAACGTAGCCCACGCCCAACAATGTTTGTTCGCATGGTTTTGACAGCGCCATTTGCAATAGGCACGCCCATGTATAAATCACGGGTACGCTGCCGCAGTATCGAAACATTGTCTTCTATGTCTTCACGGCTGCTGCCGCCTGCATGAAGCCACCCCGCAAGTGATTTTTTCACTACGCTGGCACCATAATTGCTGTACCCGCTGTTCAAAATCTGCAATTTTTGTCTTGCCGCAGTACGTTTCAGTGCCGTTTGCGGCGCCACAACTGCTATTGCTTTGTCAATTCCCGCTGCAATTCCCACGTTTTCACCTCCTTTATTGCATGAAAAAAGCAGCTTTTCACGGCTGCTTTTCGTCTTTTCTTACTTTTCCACGCTATAATATTACCCCATTTTTGCAGGCAATGGGGGGAAATAAACCCCAAAAACGGGCAATCACGGGCAATTTTTTATAAATCCCGTGGTACAAATCGTTTTGCACGGTTCCTGCCGCCATATTTTGCCGCATTTTCAAGCGCAGTGACTTTCCCTTGCCAATATTCAATAGACTTTCTAATTTCGGTCAGATTGGCTTTTGTCATAGTCCTGCTACCTATCGTGTATGACTGGGCGTTTGTCACTGCCAGTTCTGCTTCCAGCCATGCGTCAAGGTGTCTTTTTGCTGTTTCCAGTGTAATTCCTGCCATTTATAAAATTCCTCCACTTCTTCTTCTGCCACGTTTTACAATTTTCTTTGCTGCTGTGGCTTCTTTCTTTTTGTCCGGTTTCTTCAATGGTACATTGATAATTTCAATGGCTGCCGTTGCGTAGTTCCGGCAGTCCAGCGCTTCGTTTCGCTTGTGTTCGCCTTTGTCTTTCAGTTCCCATGCAAAATATGGTCTGCCCATTTTGTAGCGCATTACTTTTTTTTCTGACGTTAAGCCCTTGAAATACTTTTCGTCATATCCCTTGCCCTCTTCTTTTGGGAAATGGCAAAAGCCGGGTCCCTCTTCCTCCAGCTTTAGTCTGTCCATAAGCAGGCTTTTTCCTGTGTCGACTCCTAGTGTGAAAAGATATGCGCCCTCACGGTTACTTTTTGATGGCTTCTGGATATATGCAGCTGCACTGTCGTTTGAACCTTTGATTGCAAATACCCTGCGATTAAACCGGGCTTTGCAGAATTTATATACTTGATTGGTTCTGTGTCCTCCACTATCAATGCAGACACATGACAGCTTCATTTTCGTTCCGTCCGGCTTTTCAAAGGTTTGTAGCAAGAATGTGTCAAGGTCTTGCCATACTTGATTGTTAATATCTGAATTGTCGCCGTATATTGCTGCATACCTAATGCCCCAGCTTTCATATTCTGGACCCCAGCCCACAACTTCAATTTCAAATCTGTCGTCCTGCGTATCTACGCCAGCTGTCAAGTACAGCACTTCTTCCGGCACTTCGCACTTGTATTTCTCCCGGCGCTTCATCAGTTCGTCGTCTTCTATGGTTTCCCCGTCTTCTTCCCACGTTTGCCCCATTTCGGTATTAGTCCATACTTTCATCAGTTCCACGTTGCCTTTTTTCATCTGGTCATTTGCTGTTAGAAACTTTTCAACAACTTCTTGCCATGTGGTCAATGTGGAAGCAAGCGTATTCAAGTGGAACCCACGCACGGGGTTGTCTGGGTCTTCATGCACAAAGGTTCCGTCAATAAAGTGTTCTTTCCATTCTGCTTCACTGGATATGACGCCGCACTTGCTGCAAGCATATCTGATTTCTGACAGGTCGTTTTTGTCAAATACAACATTTGACCAGACCAGCGGTTGCAGTTCTCCGCAGCACGGGCACGGTGCGTTCCATTCTCCCCGGCTGCTGTTTTCGTACTCCACTTCTATTCTGGAAGCCCCTTTGACTGTCGGTGTGGAAATGTCCACCTGCTTTTTATTCCAGAACGTAGTCTGACGCTTTGAAGCCAGCAAAAGCGGGTCGCCCTCTTTTCCTGCGCTGGCTGGGTAGGCGTCTATTTCGTCCGCAAGCAATATTCTGATTGTGTGGCTTCGCAGTCCTGTTGGGCTGTTCGCTCCTGCAATCGTTATAAAGCCGCCCGGAAATATCTTTTGCATGATTGTATTACCGCTGTTGCGGCTCTTTTCGTTGATACGGTCCGCAAGTACGGGCGTATCACGCAGCATAGGTGACAGCTTTTCTTTTGAAAACTTCTCTGCCATATCTATTGTCGGCTGTATAACCATAATCGGTGACGGGTCATAATGCACATAATATCCAATAGGGTTCAGCACCATTGCGTCTGTCTTTCCCACCTGTGCTGCCGACATAATCACAACTTTTTTTATTGTAATATCTGTTATGGCGTCCATAATCTCTTTTTGATACGGTGCCTTTGCCGTCTTCCAGCGTCCCGGCTCTGCGGAAGACCCGGCAGACAGTCTGCGGAACTTGTCTGCCCACTGTGAAAGTGTCATTTCTGGTGGCGGTTGCAGCACTTTGAAAATCCGTGTGAACATATCAACTGTGTTTTTCTTCATTGTCTACACCGTACCCAAACACTGTCTGGAAGTCTGAAAGTTCTTCCAATACTTCATCAATGGCGCTTTTCAGCAGCTTAAATATTTCTGTCTGGTCCTTTTTCTTTGATAGAATGGGGCTTAACTTTGCAGGTATAGCCATAAGCCTTGTTTTGAACCTAACAAGTGTGTCTGTCATTACCTGTTCCACGTCCTCTGTGGTGTGTACCTCATTTCTGCGCAGCTGCAATTCCAGTTCTTGTGCTTCTCTTTTTGCTCTGACCAGCTTTGCACGTTCTGCGTTGTAATCTATTGCGCTTTCGCTTTCCGGGTTGTTCTTGCGCAAGTAATTTATATACTGGTGGTTTACGGTCTTCAAGTCGTACAGCCCCGGTCTGATTTCCGTTATAACCTTTTCGTCACGCAGCTGGCGCACTCTGCGTTCTGAAATATCCAGCCAAGCGGCAACCGCCTTTGAAGTGTACGCTTTCAAAACCGCACCCCCTTTCTTTTGTGTCCGAATTGGTCACATTTTTTCTTTTTTAACCCCTACCCCTTTATTTTTTTACCGGGTCGGAAGCGGAAATGAAATTTTCAAAATTATATCTGGGCAGGTTTTGGGCGTCGCCGTACCCGCAGTGCTTCCAGACTGCCGGAAGAACCTATCAAACGTCGTCCACAACGTCTGTGATTTCGTCACTGTCGGCGTTTCCGTCCGGGTCAATCTCAAATTCACCCGTTAGCTTCTGTTTGTTAAGTTCAAGTTGCTTTTCGGCAAGCGTCAAGCGTCTGTCCTCCAACTCATACGCCTTGATACTATCCAGCTGCTTGATGATACGCCCATGCAGCTTGTTTAGTTCGGCTTCCACTTTCATTGCCCGTTCAAATGGGCTGGACTTAATGACTGACTTCATGGCTGTTTTATATGTTTCTGTCTTGCTTCCCTCTGGGTCTGCGCACTGCTGGTGTTCCATGCCGCAGTCCTCTTCCTGCTGTCTTTCCTCCATGCTCTTTGGTACAATCATGTGTACTATTTTATCTGTGTAAAAGCCGCCTGCTTCTGGGCTTTCATACTCTTTCAATAGGCTTTCCAGATAGGCTTTGCGCAGATATAGTGCCTGCAATTCCTCCATCATTTGTGACATTGCGGACGGTGTGCCCATGTTCTGTATGGCTGCCGCCTGCTCCGGGTCTATGTCTTCATATCCCGCCTGCGCAAATGCGCCATGCGTGACAGCATTTTTATTGCCTTTTTTTGCTGGGGTTTTTCCGGCAGCATTTTTGTTGCCTTTTTGACCCCCTCTTTTTTTCGGCTTATTTTTCAGTGCTTCGTCCCAGCTGTCTTCTGACTTCCATTTTCTTATCCGCACTTCTGGCACCCCTGCCAGCTTCGCCAGTTCCGCTGTTTCAATCTTGCCGTCTGCGTCCAGATAGCGTTGCATTGACTTGTCCCGTTCCGGGTTCCGTGGTCTTCCCATCTTCTCACCTCTTTTCGTTCGTTTTCATTCTTTCCAACTCTTCCAGTTTACGGAAGTATAAAAAATTATGGGCTTTGTAAATTCAAAAAATCACCAAAGCCCACTATTGCCAACGTGCAAATATAACGGCTTAAAGCCTGCTTCACTGGCTTAAATTATACCAGTAAAACGCAGGCAATGGCGGGCAATGATTGCTTATGCAATCCTCTGAAATTGTGAAATAATCTGGTTCTTTTCAAACCTCTGTGAAAGTGTTTCAAGTGCTGTATCTCTGATATTCTTACACTGTCTTTCACTGTATGAATTGCGTACCGCTACTTGTTCCCATTTGAGGTTGTGCATGTAAAAATCAAAAATAATGCGCTTTTCTTTCAGTTTCAGCCTTGAAACTTCCTGCAAAATCTGTGCCTTTAAGGCTTGCAACTGCTGCACCTTTGCTTCATACTCTCTGATTTCGCCGCTGACATAATCTGGAATATTAAGCGCCATATTTTCTGTTTGTCGTGATATATTATTTTTTCCTTTTGGTAGACCGTCGCATTGTATAGCGCCAATGGGATTGTAGTATTGGTCTGTTAAGTCACTTATAATCTTTCTGTATATACTCACCTCCCCGTCTATGTCTTTGTAATATTCCAGCAATTCAATAACCCTGCCTTTTTCCATTGCCTGCGCCATTTGCTTTTCCTCCATTCTTTGTTTTTGCCAGTCTTTCCCGGCTTCTATCCGTCTTGCACGTCAACTGCGTTTTCTCCTGCTGCCTGCTGCCGTTCTTTCTCTTCGTACCCCATACACTTCATGTATCTTTCCGGCTTTTTGCAGCTTTCATAGTGTTTGCAGTCAACGCAAACATTTTCTTTCATTTGTGCTTCCTCCGTGATATGTACCCTGCGCACTCCGGTTCCCCTCTCAATAACCGCATTGAACATGAACCGCCGCACTCATAGGCTTTTGAAATGTGCTTTGCGCATTTTGTATTTGCGCACTGGTTTCGACAAAATACGGGCATATTGTCTGTATTAAGCATTATTATTGGTCTTTCCATCTGCTGCACCTCCGTTTCTTCTCACGAACTGGAAGCACCACGCTTCATCACGCATGGTTTTTATTGTTCCGTCTTCGTCAATGTATACTGCGTCAATAAACTTCGGCTTTGGTGGTTCCCCCTCTTCTAACGGTCCTGCAAAATCAATCATAATTTGCAATACGTTGTATACTCTTTCGTTGATAATCATTCTATAATCTGTCATGTTTATTGGCATTTTCCGCACCTCCTATGCTGTTTCATGTAAAATTATCTTTCTGAACATACTTTCAAATATCGGAACTGCAATGCTGTTTCCAGCCTGCTTGTATAGCGCCATTCTGTATCTTCCAGAACGCTTCTGGACTGCTTTTGCCCTTTCATAGTCCTTGTCTGTATATCCTTGCAGGCGCCAGCACTCCCGTTCTGTTAAATATCTATAACGCCCGTTTCCGCAGTCAATCACCTGTGCTGGTGTTCTGTCCTGTCTGGTCGTGATTGTGTATGCAAAATCTTTTATTACTGTTGCTCTTCTTATGCCTTTTTCTCCAATCACACTGTACACGCTCGGTTGCGTCACGTCATACACTGGCGGCACTTCGTCGTTGTTCAGAAGAAATTCTGATATGTCTTTCATTGGCGTTCTGATTAAGTCTGAAAAGTCGAACTTTTCACCATTCAGCACCGATACCGTGAAAACCCTTTCCCGTGCCTGTGGCAATCCAAAGTCCCTTGCGTCTAATATTTGATAATTGCTTGTATATCCCAGCTTTTCCATTTCTGCTATGTATTGTTCAAAGTTCTTCTTGTTGTAGCCGTTTAATACATTTTTCACGTTTTCCCAGATAACATATTTTGGCTTCCATTCGCCCATATTTTGAATAATGTGTATTGTTTCCCACATCAGGCTTGACCGGGTGCCGCTTCCTTTGTCTGCCCCTTTTCCTCTGTTTATCCTCCCTGCTTCCGCAGTTGCTTTTCCTTGATGTCCCGCAATGCTCATATCTTGACACGGGCTGCCATGTATCAGAATATCTGGTTTGAGGTTCCAGCCCACCACTGATTGTGTTTTATACTCTAATTCTTCCGCAAACATTGCATTGTATGACCTTACGGCGTTTTCGTCTATTTCCACATAGTCAATGGCTTTTGTTGGAATGTTCAAATTTCGCAAAGCACATCTGGGGGAACCAATTCCCCCAAATAGTTCTAAAATCTGTACCACGTCTACACCTCCTGCAACGCTATTACACAATAGCCCTCTTCAAGTGCGCTGCTGGTCGTGTCGTCGTCCATGCAGATAATTTTCATGTCTGCCGTGTTCCCGGTTGCTCTGCCCTCTGCAAACTCAATCAGCTTCACTGTGTCGCCCTCTCTGTAACCGTCATTTTTCAAAATCATGTATGGTCTTGTATGGTCGATTGCAACGGCTTTCATTTTGTCCGGTGATACTCTGATTGTTTTTTCTTTTCTTTCATCAGACGGCAAATGCTGCATTTTCTCTTCCTGCTGCATTTCACGCAGTTTCTTTTGTGTTTCCCGGTCAATAGCTGCCTGCTCTTCGTTGTATCTCTCTTCGTCCGTCTTCTGGGCTTCTCTGCGGTTCTCATAAGCATTGCAGCTGGTCACGGTTGCTGTCTTGTCGTGGCAGTCCTCATAGTGTGTGCAGCTGTAACAAAGTGACGTTATCTGCTCCGGCTGTGGGTCAACATATTCTGACTGCTGCCCGGTTGCGTCCTCTGTGCCCTCTGTGGCTTCTCCTGCTCCCTCTGTGTCTGCTTCTTCCTGCTGCTGGTCTGTTTCATTGCCTGTGGCACTTTCTGCCGTTCCTGCGGCTTCCTGCTTCTCTTCCATCTGGCTAATGTCCATCTGTCCCGGTATCTGCTGCGACGCTTCCCAGCTCTTCTTTAACTGCTTAATGTCCGATAATGTCAGCACTTCATTTTCCCGGAATACCTCTGCCGCCTGCTTCTGGTAATCTTCCGGCAACCCGGACGCTTCATAAATGACAGATACAACAATTCTGTTTGCCTTAAATTCTGCCATCAGTTCTGGAATGATATTGTTATAAATTGCCTTATATCTTCCAACCTGTGCCGGGGACGTTTCTATAATTTCCGCTAATAAGTCACGGGTCCTGCCCGGAATGTTCATGCTTTCTTTTAATTCCAGCACCAGTTTTTCTGTTTCCAGCGCTTCTGTCATTCTTTCCCAGTCTGTTTTCTCTCTGAAACGATTTGCCATAATCAGTGCCAATCTGTCCAGTATGGCGTTTTTCTTCGGCTTGATTAAGATTGGAACCCGTCTGAAACGCTCTTTTCCCTCGTCCACAAGCTGCATGACCGCCAGCCGTCTTCTGTGTCCTGCAATGATACGGCGCTTGCCGTCTTCCTCTTCATCAGTCACCAGAAGCGGTTGCAGCACTCCCAGAAGTTCAATAGACTGTTTTAAGTCCTGCACGTCTTCTACGCTGTAAAAATTACCTTTTGACGGTATAAGGTCGTAAATATCAGCTGTGCTGCTCACGCCCTCTTCGGACGTGACAACCTCTGCGCCTGCTGCCGCCTGCTGCTGTTCTGTTTTCTGTTGCTCCCCAGCTTCCTTTGACCGCTGGTTTAATAACTCTGTCAAGTTGAATTTCTTTGCTGCTCCTGCCATTGTCTTTTCCCTCCTAACGTGTCCGAATTGGTCACATTCTCAACCATTCTTCCACTAACGCTTTATAGTCGGCACTTGCGCCGCAGCGTGGGGAATATAAAATGATTGGTAATCTTTCAAATGTGCTGGGCTTCATTTTTGGTGTCTTTCTGATATGTGTATTGAATACTGGATATTCAAGCGTCTTCAAGAACTCTTCGCCCTGCGTGTCTGCTTCATTGGTTCTGTCGTACTGCGTCACAAAGCAACCGCAGAAGCGCAACTGTGGGTTCAAGTCCTCACGGGTGTTGTCAATCTGTTCTTTCAGTTCTGCCAGACCGTCTATTGCAAAATCATCAATGGTTATAGGCACCATGACGTCTTGTGAAGCTACCAGCGCATTTATGGTTGAAATGTTAATGTCTGGGGCGTTGTCAATAATGCAGTAGTCATATTCCTGCTGTAAGCCGTCAAGAAACTTCTTAAAACGGGTCTGCTGTGGTCTGGACTGGTCCAGCATGACTTCAAGGTTGGCTGTAAGCAAATTCATGTTTGCTGTGATAATGTCCAGCCCGTCAAAGTCTGTGTGCTGGATAACCTCTGCCGGGTCAATGCCCCGCTGTGTCATTACCTCCGCTGTGCCCTTATGGTCATAGCTATGGCGGTTCAAAATCTTGCTGGCGTTTCCCTGCTTGTCATTGTCAATCAATAAGACTTTGCAGCCTTTGACTGCTGCCAGAATGTGTGCCATATTTACGCTGGAAATGGTCTTTGCCACTCCCCCTTTAAGATTGATAATTGATAATACTTTCATGTTGTATTCCTCCTTGTATCTGGTATGAATTTATAGTTGCTTTCCCAGTAATGCACGGGACGGGACTTGAACCCGCACCCGGCAGCTTCGGTGGCTGCTGCGCTATCCATTGCGCCACCCGTGCTTTTAATTCTCTTTATAGAAAAATCTTAAATACCAAAGTGCCATATTCCCGTCTTCTTTGTATTCCAGTTGCATTGTCGCTCCTGTATTCTTGCAAAATACCTTTACGGGGTCTGCTGTCTTTAATTCTTCCAGCCTTTCCATTCCTCTTTTGTTCTGTTCTTCAAGCGTTCCGTATTTTTCAAAATTTTCCTTGCAACTATTTAGCCATGAACTTTTTTCGTTTTCTTCTCTTTGATACTCTCTGTCAACTAATGTGCCGTTGTCGTATGCTTCTACAATGTCAATCCAAGTTTGACGTGTGCTGCATTTTTCATCAGCTGCCCATTTGCGCAGTTTGTCAATGTCTTTTCCCCATTGTTTTGCTGACCTTTTAGCTTCTTTCATTGTGTCTGTTGTATCTGCAAGCTGCGCTTCTGCTTTTTTTATTCTTGTTTCATAGTCCATGGAAGAAAAGAAACAAATTGTTGCAGTGCCTAACCTCTGTTGTTTAGCGTTCATTACGCAAGTGTAATTCAGATTTTGTTTTTTAAGCTGTCTGCTCATTTTTTGGTATTCTTTTTTGATTTCCTGCAATGTCATTTTGTGTACCTCCGTTTATGTTTTCTTTAACTGTCTTTATTATATACTTACGGAAGTATAAAGTCTATTGACATTTTATACAATCTTACGGAAGTATATTTGTGTATTTTGTATACTTCCGTAAGTATTTGTTATTATCTGCCCCGGCGTTTCAGTTCTTCTGCAAATTCTCTGACCGGAACTTTCACAGTCAATGGTTCATACTTCCCGCAGGCGTCCAATTCATACAAGAACTGTGTTTCACCTTTTTTCAGATAGTGAAGTGTTGCAATGTCTGTGACCTTATGCAGCGCAACTGCTGCCGTTGTAATCACTGTGCAACCCTGCGGCAAATAAAGCGCTTCTTTTGTTTCTCCATCCTTTGTTGTCTTGATTGCTACTGTGTCCCCAATCTCTAACGGACACACTGCCTTGAAAAATTCTGCTTTCATTCCTCTTTGTCCTCCTGTTCGTGTTTCTCACTGTTCTGTCTTCTTACCTCCCAGCCAACTTCTCTGACCACTACAAAGACCAGATATAAAATGCCCAGCCCTACGCAGACCGCAAAGAATGTTACCAGTGCTTTTACAACCTCAATCAGAAATGCAATCATTGTTCTTGCCCTCCCTCATTTTCTGTTTTGCCCAACCAATAGCCCGGCTGCTTGCGTTTATCTGGTGCAGCTGGCGTACTCTTATGTTGTTTGTCTTTTCTTCCGCTTCTGCCTGCTGCCGTTCCAGCTGTCGGCGGTATAACAATTCTTTTCCGCTGTAATACTTCCGCTTCTTTTTCGCCATCTTTATTCCTCCATCAAAAGAACTTTCTATGGTATCTGCTGCCCTTGCTTGCCTGTTTGCGTCGCTGGCGCTGTTTTCTTCTCTTCTGGTACTGGGCGTCTTCCGCTGCTGCCACCTGTCTTTTGACTGCTTCATGGTCTATGTTGTCCACCTCTTCTTGCAGGACTTCCAGCACTTCAACTTCACTGTCTTTGAAAGTGTATGTCATGCCGGGGTCGTATTCTTCGTTTTTCCAGTCGTTCTGGAACTTTTCAAAATCTCCCCTGTACCTGCTTTCTGCGTATGGGTGATACTGTTCCGCTTCATACAGTGCCAGCATAACTGTTTCGTCGTCCTTTGTGTCCCAGTTGTAAATGTGCCAGCTTTCGTGGTTGTCCCAGTTCCACTTTGACAGATACAACACAAGCCCGTCAAAATAGTTGCCCTCACGCACCATTGCTTTCATTTGCTTGCAGGTGAAGCCCTGCCCCTTTAATTCCTGCTTTATCTTGTCATAGTCCCTGCCGCCCGTATGTAATCTTGCTTTTACCACTAACGGCAAATACTATGGCTGTTTATCCTCTTTTCTTGCCATTGTTTTTCCTTTCCAGTCTGTCTGCAATTCTCAATATGCTTTCCATTGACTTTCTAATATTTGTGTCTGTGCCCTCTGTGATTTTCAGCACGTCTGCTACGTCCCGCAGTTCTTGTGCCATTTCTTCTGTTTCCCCGGTCACAATGTCGTATTTATTGCGGCAGACGGTGCAGACCTGCGAACCCTCCGGGATAACTTCACCGCATATCAAGCATCGGTCAACGTCGTTCATTCTTCCCAGCTCTCGTATTTCTTCACACGCCTTGTCAAGTTCTGCACCTGCTCAACAAGGTTTGCAACCTCATGTGGTGACAATCCGGTTTGCTCATAGTCATACAGCTTCTTTGCGGCTTGATTGACTGTGACGTGCGGTTTCAATATTGCTTTCTGTCCGTTCTGGCTGTATTCTGTCAGCGTCGTTCTTTTCTGCCGTTTCCGTGGCTCCTGCTGCTTAAATGCCCCGGCACGCTTCATGGTGCTGTAATATGGCACCGTCTTTTTCAATGTGTGGTCCATTGCTCCCATTTACTCTTCCACCTTTCTTCCGGTCTGCTCCATAACTCCCAGATAACCCGCTATTGTGTCCATTGCTTCTTCTGCTGTCCAGCAAACCGCTGTTTCATATCCCTGCTGCCGTAGCTGTTCCAGCCACCAGTCCTGCTTCTCTGTGGTTTTGTTCTTCCCCCACTTCATTTCAACATAAAGCCCGTGTTTTCCGTTTTTGGCTACTGGCAAGCATAAATCCGGCACGCCTGCTTTCACTCCCTGCCGTTTAAGGTTTGCAGCTTCAAGCTGGTTCCTGCTGCCGCCGTTTGGGATATGGTGCAGCAAGTCCAGTTCCGGGAAGTCCTTTGCGTAGAATGTCGCCCAGTTTATAACTCTTTCCTGCTCTGTCGCTTCACTGCGCTTTCTGTAATATGCTCTACTCATTTTCGCCCATTCCTCCTGCGGTTTCTCTCCGGCTGTTTACCAGATATATTTTGCCGTCCTGCTCATACAGCATGACTTTTCCTTTCAGTGCCGCCAGTGTCATTTCTGCTTTCATTCCGTCTGATACGCCGTACTTGTCGCCAATCAGAATGTATTTGCAGTTTTCAAGTATCTTCATTCCCGCTGCCATGCCCCGGCTTCTTTCTTCTGGGTTCTGGTCGTCTGTAACTTCCGTCAAGTATAAATGCACCGTGACCGGGACAAAGCCGTTGTTTATGGCTGCCCTTGTCAGCTTGCGTGCATATTCCTTGTTGCGCTTTGTGTCGCCCCGGTATGGGCTACACACATATAGCAAATCATTCAAGTGTTTTCACCTCCCGCCTTTACATTCTCAAAGTAAAACTTTACTTTTCCGCAGTTTTCTTTCACAATCCCATACTTTTTCGCCAGTCTGTATATAAATACTTTTTCCAGCCGTTCCGGTAATGTTTCCAGCTGCTTTCTGAATTTCTCAATGTCCATTGTTGACTTGTAGAAATTGCACGCCCGGCACGCTGGCATATAATTTTCAATGCTGTTTATCTCTGGTGCTTTCCTTGCTGCCATGCTCTATCCCTCCGTTGCCGCCTTTATCAATCTTTGCTGTATTGCTTCAAAATCAAGCCGCAAGTCCCGCATATTCCAGTACGTGCCGCAGCCCGTGCATTGTTCGTCCGTGTATGTGTACGGGCAGGCGGTGCAAATGTCCATTTCTTCCTGCAATGTTTTTGCGACTGCTGCCAGCTGAAAAGCTATGCCCCAGAATTTCTTCAAGTCAATTTCTGAAATGTCCACCGGAACTGCTGCTGCCTTTTCAATCTCTGCGTCTGTTACTTTGTATTTTTCTTTCAACGTGGCATACATCACCTGCGCCGTCTGCTGTTCACCGCCTATGCCACGTTCTGCCAGTGCTTTTATTTTCACCAGCTTTTCAATAATTTTCTGTCTGTCTTCCATCAGTCTTCTTCCTCCGGTTCTCCTATCAGTGCCGTTGGCGGTTTTCTCTTGTCCATAAAATTTGAATACCACGCAGCCTTTTTCAACATTCGCTTTTCTTCGTCTGTCCTCTCCGGCGCTTCTACGTCGTTTTCTTTATAGCAGCGTGCCGTTTCGTCTGGGTATAGGTCGTTGCCGCACCTAAACGCCACCAAGAACGCTTCCAGTTCTCTTTTCAATTCCTCTTTGTAGAAATTGTAAAGCAGTGTTATTTCTGCCGCTTCAATCTCTGTGCAGTCACAACCACGCTTCTTCCTGCGGCTGTATTTTCCAGTGTATATGTGGTAACTTGCGTCACCCGTCACCTTGTAGAAAATCCAGCGCAGCACCCTTTCTTCCAATTCGTCTGCATATCCGAACCAGTGAAGCGTCACTGCGTCCAGCATTATTTCTTCGTCTTTCAGTTCGTATCTGGCTTTTAAGTCCTCATACATTCGCATTGCGGTTTCTTTTTCACCGCCCACGCCACGTTCTGCAAGGGCTTTTATTTTCTTTAGCTTTGCAGCTATCTTGTCACGTTGTATCTGGTCCATGTCTTTTACCTCACATACTGCCACGACTGCGGCGCCCGTTTTATTCCCAGTGTTTCAAGCGTCAGTGGCTTTTCATACTCTCTGACCGTGGAAACTTCCCAGCCATACACCTTGTTTCTGCTCCCTGCTGCATAATTGTGAATATCATGTGCAGGAACCTTGCTTTTTCTCTCTGCTTCTTCAAAATTCTTGATTTCCAGAACTTCCGGGCAGATAAATTCACCAACTATTCCCACGCCACCTGTGACATACACCAGCACCCGGAATGGCGCTTTGCATTGTGGCTTTGTCTTCCGCAGTTCCAGAACCTTTTCTCCTGCTGCCATTTTCTGCCACCATTTCTGGTGCAGTGATAATATGACCACTGGCATTTTTTCTGCTTCTTCCATGTTCTTTACCTCTCAAATTCGCTTTTCAGTTCAATTCTGATATACAGAATGTGTTGCAGGTCTTCCACCCGGTATTTTGTGAATTGTTCAACTGGCACCTGCTCCGGCAGGTCGTCTGTCTTTTCCCAGTCCCACATCTGTTCTGTTGCTCTGTATGTTTCCATGCCCAGCCCCATTTTCTTTATGCGTCGCTGTGGGTTCACCGTTCCATGCACTGCGTTTGCTGCATATCCACGGTAAACAACCTGTCTGGCTGCGTTGTATATCACTAGTCTGTCACTGGGCGTCAGCTTGTCCAGAATGTCACCCAGTCTGATTTCATTTTCCATTACCATTCTCCCCTCATTCTTCTTTCAATTCTTTCTTTCGCCTGCTGCACTTCTCTTGAATACTCTGTGTCTGTCAGTCCTTTGTTCCATACGTGCTGATATGCACCCGTTACGCCGTAGTTGTAGGCTGTCAGCACTTCTGCTTCTGTGCCGAACCTCTCTTGCAATTCTGCCAGATAATCTACACCGACAAGCACGTTGAAATATGGGTTTTCCACATTATCAACATTCAGTCTGTGCATACGCTCTTCGTGCCACTTCGGTAATACCTGCATATATCCGGTTGAACCCTCTTTGCAGCTTGCGTTCCATCTGTACCCGCTTTCTATCTCGATAATTGCCAGCACCAGCGTATATTCAACGCCATATTGCTTGCAAATTATGTATGTGAATTGCTGCATACATTCCGGGAAGTACCCGCCGTGGTCTGCGTAGTCCTCCGGCACTTCATATCTTGTCCAGCCCTCTAATTCCTCACCGGACCAGTCAAGGGACATAAGGTTGAATGGGTACGGCTCCTGTTGCACTGCTTCCGTTGTCGGCGGTGTCGGTTCCGGCTCTTTGGTATCTTCCGGCAGACTGTTTGCAGCTGGCTTGACTGCTGCCCCTACTGTAAACACAATCACAACCACTGCCAGCAGTCCTGCTGCAATGTAATTGCCGTATGCCTTAATTGCTCTTTTTATCCTCTTACGCCTTAATATCCGGCGCAGCCTTGTTTTTCTTCCTGTTTCCACTTCGTTTTCCTCCTTGTCCTGCCTTTTTTGGCTCTTTTTTCCACATTTTCAAGTAAATATGCCACCCGGTCTGTTCATAAAAGACCGCTTCGCATGACACAATGTTGTAATTGCTATATATCTTTCTGAACTCTTCCAGCCCTGCGTCCGGTGACTTTGCCAGCTGTTCCACTTTTCTTTTGCTGTACTTAAAATCATTGCACTTTTCTTCCGGTGCGTTCAGATTTCGGCTGTACTTCCAGTGGTTCTGGTCACGCTGCTGCTTCTCCCCGCCGTCCTCTCTGGTTACTTCCGGGCGGTCAAGGTTCCTGCTGCTGGAATAGCGTTTCTTTCCCTGCGGGTCCTTGACAATATATTTGCAAAGACCCTCTATGCCGTTTTCATTCATTTGCAGGCGGTCTGCATTTACCCAGCCCAGCTGCTTTATACTTGCTCTGTATTCCGGGTCACTGGTCTTCTTCCAGTTGATACGGTCTTTTGTCCACATCATTTCCACGTCGTCACGGTCAAGTCCACCATTCATAATGATATGGTGGTGTATACGCTTAATGCTTTGACCGTCCTTTGCGTACTTGTATTCTGTTACCAGTATGTATTTAAGTGGTTCAAGTCCCAGTTTGTTTCTGCGGTACGCTATGCGGCGCAGGTAATTTGTCACTATCTTTTCTGCTTCTTCTACTGTGCCCGGCAGGTTCTCTTCACTGTATGTGCAGGACGTGTGCAGGTCCCCTATGCTGAAATTGCCATTGCCTAACTGTACCAGATAGCGTTTGGCGTTCTTGTCGTTAAGGTCTTTTTGCTTTGTGGCGTTGCTCTTTCTCTTTCTGCCCCTCTTCCCTCTGGTTGCCTGCTCTGCTGCTTCTGTTCGTGGTATTATGTCCACTTCTCTATAATTGGCACAGTCTGTCTTCTTCTCTCTTATAAACACCACTGCACTTCCTTTTCTGTCTGATACCTTTTTAGCGTATAAGGGTATACCAGAAGTGGTGGTGCCTATCCCCCATCAATCCTGCTTATTATCTCCATACCAGCATATATATAAATTTATATATTTCGTAGGAATGTTAATACCCCATACAAGCCCGTTTAGCAGGGACAAAACCCGCTATTTTCAAGGACTTTCCAGCCCTAAAATGTTTGACTTGTAACCGCCAATATGGTATAATAAACACGTATTAGATTATTAACATATTGACTTTTGAAAAGCCTTTGATTTTGTGTTTGCGACACATCTTCAAAGGCTTTTTGCGTTGCCTTTTTATAACGCTCTGTACAACTCTTTGCGGCTCTCACCGCACCAGATTTTCTTCCCGTTTTCCGTCTGGACTGTCACTATTCCGTCTTGAAATCTGTACCCCGGATAAATCTTGCCACGGTGCCATTTTCCGTTGTGGTAAATCTCCGCTGGCTGTCCGGCTACATAAGGAAAGTTATCTAAACTCATTCTTTCTGCCCTCCTGCGTGTGCTGCCGCACTCGCTTTCAGTAAATCAGTTACCAGTTCCCAGCTTTCCAAAAACAAAGCGGAACGGAACGAAACGATGCTGTAGACGCCAGAACGGCCGTTGTTCAAGTCCAGCGCACCAGCGCCACCGTCGGACGTGTTGTTGAAACTCGAACCCCGGATAGGCACGGCTTCTTCAAGTTCGTTGTCTGCCCATATTCCGGCTGTTTCGTTCTTCCAGTCATGCGGTACAATTCCCAGCTTGTACGCAATTTCCGGCATTTCTTCCAGTTCTTCCAGCTGCAAGTCCTTAATATGGCAGCCGTCCCATGCCACTTCAACGTCTTCTTTGGTTGAAAGTGTCACGCCGTCGTTGCCATATAATCGCAGCGGCTTTCCGTTTACTGTCGCAACCTGCCAGTCTGGGGCTTCTGTCGTGTAGCCGTCCACTGCTGCGTCATTGTTCTTTGTATACTCAATAACGCCGTAGTGCAGGCGCAAGCCCGTTACCCATTCATAGAAATTGCCGCAAAGTCCGAACACGCCGCCTGCGGTTCCGTCATGTGACCATGTAAGCGGGTCAAGTCCGGTCAGCGTG